TAGTTGTATTAAAATTTGTAGCCATTTTTCTATCCTATATGTACAAGGCTAATCCTCAAACATTGAATCGATAAGGTTGTCAAAGACAACTTGGTCATCATTAACTGAACCCTTACCTTTATTGATCCTCTGTCTGGATTGATCTACCCTGTTAGATTTTTTAGTTTTTGCTGTAACAGGCTTCTTAGTCGGCACTCTTTTGACAGGAGCTTTCTTTCTTTTAATTGCTCCCTTAGAAGTGCTTTCCTTTAATCTACGGTATCCATCCAACACTTTAACTACTACTGGATCAACTATAGAATCTACAGTACCCTCACTTAAGCCTAAGCCAAGTGCGAACTCTCGATTCTTTAATGCAATCTCATCCGACCAATCTGGAACGTATTCAGGGATCTGCTGATGAAAAGTCTCAACTTGTTTGTTGAACTCTTCCACTTGCTGTCCTTGAATCTTCTCACCCATGCTTTGCATTAGAGTATCTCTTGAGCCTCTTCTTTGAGAATATTCTTCCTTTGCTTTGTCAAGCTTTCTATTAAGCTTTCCTGCATCGTAGTCATCCTCATCATAAGCCTTATCGACTCTCTCTTGCATTGCCTGGATAATCTTTAAATCCTTTTGATCTTCATTTTGTAGTAACTGAGCATTGACGTTTGCGAACATCATAGCACCTTCTTTGACCTGGGCCAATTCTTGTACCTGTTTAGCTAGTTCATCCCCTTTCTTTGACTGGCTCTGTTTTGTCTGATAGTTTGCGATGAGCTCTTCCATAGATACTTCACTAGTTTCTCCATCAATCTTGACTGGTACTGTGAACTCCATATCGATCTCTTCTTCAGCTTCATCTGTTGTTTCTTCTTGGGTAGCGTCCTCGGACTCATCCTCATCTTCAACATCTTCTTCTGCAACTTCTTCCTCTTCTTCACCAACTTCTTCAGCGTCCTCGTCAACAATGGGATCATCGTCTGTGAGTCCTTCTGTGGCTTCTTCGTTATCTTGGGTAGCTTCCTCAGGCTCTAAGCCTAAGACTTCATCCGCCATAGCATCAAAGTCAAAGTCTGAAACTTGCGACTCATCCGATTGGGTAGCTCCGCTTTCTTGTTCTGACATATAGTCTCCTATTTTGTAGGAGGGTCTATTACAACCCTCTCATCTCTCAACATTTAGTTCTGTAATAGAACCTCTTACTTTTTACTCTTACATTTATCACCGTGCCATCTGTTAAACATACCTTTGTTTTTTAAGGTCTCTCCACAGTGTTCACAGGTGTAATCTACTACTTTTAAAAGCATACCCTCTAAAAGCTCTTTGGTTTTACACAATTCATTAAGAGCCAAGGCGTTAGCAGATAAACCTCTGCCACTTGCTACAGCTCTAATTTGTTGTTTAATACCACTTTCTACACTCACTAGTGCTTTCTCAATCATCATTCACCTTTCTGTTCTCGAACTTTATTATTCTTAGCAGTAATAGAGCGTTCGATGTTCTTTATTACTGCGCCCTGACTAATAGCTAACTTGTAAAGAAACTCTCTAGTCTCAGTTTCAAAATGCTTAGTCTCTAACCATTGTTGAAACAGTTGATTGAGAATATCCTCAGTCACCATAGTCATCGTGTCTTTCAACTCACTGCATTGGTATCCTTTTGCAAGGACACGCTGGGCATCATCATATGTAGACACTTTCTTTGGTTTATCATCTGAGCCGTATTTGTAGCTCGGATGTCTATTATACTTCTTTCCTGTCATTGTTCATCTCACATCATTTGTTGTATTTGTGCTGGATCAATCCCAAGCTGCTGTGCCAACTGCATAGCCTGCTCTGGATTCTGTTGAGCCAGCTCTATGACCTGCTGGATTCCTTGTTGCATTTCAGCTTCTTGTTTTTCAGTCTGTTCTGTATCAACATATAAGCTTTGGAAATCCACCGCGATCTTCTCAGGAGTTGCTGCTCCATCAGTACCTTGAGCTTTAACAATAATGTCAGCCCACTTTCTATTAGACTCATCTTCAGCCTCAAGAAGTTGACGCTTATTGTCAATCTTCTTATTATCAACCTCAGCCTTCAAGAAACTAATATTAGCTTCAGAAGTTAACTGCTCAAGCTCAACTCTTCTAAGCTCTGATTGTTTCATAGTCTCCTGCAGCTGATCTGTTTCTTGTTGTTTCTGTTGAACATGCTGACCACCCTCTTGACTACTAGGATCAACTAAGTATCTAGTTGGATCTAAACCCATATTAGCAAGCATATCTGAAGCCAAGTTAAATGCAGCTAACGGATTGATATAGTTAGCAGCACTAGGATCTTGAGCCATCATAGGAAGCAATTGAGCGATCTCATTAAACTTCATGCTCTTAGACTGATTTGAGTTTTCACCAAGGTTTGCTTGAATATCTAAATCCATATTAGAAGGCATCGTTTGAAGCTCTTCTGGAGTTAGAAATCCATAACCTTGATCGTTCTTATATCTCAATGGATTCTTAAGGTTTTGCTTCATTTCCCTTAATATTCCACGACATAAGTCTTTAATACCACCTTCTACAAATCTACGTCCAACATGCTCAATACGAATCTGAGCAGCACTTTGCGCATTACCCATTTTAGTTTCAGAGTTACCTGATACATAAAGGGTATCGTTTAGGCCCATTGCCGTTTTAGTAAGACCAGTGGATTGTTCTTTTTGCAATCCAAGGAACTCCAACATAGCACCCGTTCCAGGACTAATCTGTTCAGGCGTTAGTTGTTGTACCGCATTAGCAGGAGAGCCATTTGTTGCGATAATCTGCTTCGGCAATGGGTTTTGTAAAGCTGAGAAGTCTACTACATTAGGATCTGCTAAGGTTCTACCATAGTTACCAAAGTAAACATTCTCTACAAAGCCACGTAAGATGGCTGTTGTTGCTTGTGTCTGTGGGCGAGCCATATCTAATAATGACAAGCCATAAAATTCATGGGGAATCTCAATTGGGTTGAGGACAGCTACAGGAACATAACTGACATCTTCTTCTTCTAAGATTGAATTTCCAGCTTTAATGACATGAACAAGTTCTGAAATACCATCACCATCTCTGTCAGATCTAATCCAACATTCAACAACAGTTACTGTGATATTTGCTTCGTCTTCTTCATCTTCAGAGTTAATCCAACTATCTAAACCAGCTGCTTCTTTACGAGCAAAAGATTCAGTAGACCATTGTGATTCTCTGAATGAAGCCTCTTCGCCAATGTCAGACAAGTCTTCTTTAAAGTCTGGCCAGTTACGTCTAATATCAGATCTAGTCATGTCAGTTACTAAACCAACAAACTTAGCATCCTCAATTGAATCAGCAGTCTTTTCAATTAAGAAAGACTCTGGTGGAATGTTCTTCAACATTATGCCTGACTTATCAATCTTTCTTCTAAGCCTTACATCTACATAAGTAATTGAAGCACGATCACTAGGATCGAACAACTCCTCATCTTGAAGATTAAGATCGCCTACTATTTCGATATTCTTATCTGCAAGGATTTGATCTAACACTGTCTCAGTGATAGTTTCATACTCCTCGACTTCGTAGTCGAACTTTTCTTCCCATCCCCAGGTTAGCGCACTATTACCAAATACGACTGCACTCTTAATCCATGTGGACAGTTTTGTCCAGCCATCTTGATTAGAGTTAAACAGACAGTAGTTGACTACATCCGATGCAACCTGGGAGGCCTTTATATGGGCCACTTCGTTGCTATACGGAGCAAATAAAGCTAACTTATTGTTGTCAAGTAGCAACTTAGTTAACAGTGCGGTGTAACCTTCTGCAATCTCTGCAGAATCTGATGAGACGATTTTGGAAACACCTTGAGGGGCTAAATCTCCCTTGGGCTCCATACTCATCTCGTAAATAGAATTCTCTCTTCTTTTTGCGACATCAGAAGATCCTGTGTATCCGCCAGAGGCATTACGCATATTTCTGTCTATCGCATCTACTAACTGTTCGTCAGTTACCTTCTCAATCTTTGTGCTCATTCGCTCTCTCTCTTAAAGCCATTTAGTGTCATCTTTTTGATATTGGGAGTTAATCTCTCCCCAGCTAAATGATTGGTTAGTTAAAGCATGACCATGTGTTCTATAAGCTTCGACAGTAATTGCCATGCTCATAACTATATCGTCATGATGTCCCACTGAAGCCTCAGCTTTTCCCTGAGGGGTGACAATGAAGTTTCTTAACTCTTCAATTGCCAATGCAGATGGGATCATTATATCCTCGTCCTCAATCATTCGTCTTAAATTAGAAATGATTGGGGCTCTAGTTGCAACTGTTGTCTTAAACCCCAGATGATTAATACTATCTGGAGATGTGTTAGCTGTCTTTCTTTGTTGGTAGATATTTGGATAGTTCATGCCGAATAACTGCTGCACAGTAGCAACTCCAATTGAGTTAGCTTCTGGGCATATCAAAGCGTTGTTAAACCATCTACCCAAGTAAAACAAAATTCTCCCAAATCTTACTGGGTCTGTTCTGTTACTTCTGTAAATCGCCACAATCTCTCTTTCTTTAGTCATTACGCACGCGACAGAATAATCGCCCCTTACGCCCAACGCGACATCCGCTCCGATTAAATATTTAGCGTCTCGTTTTGGGGCATTCCACAAGAATAAATCTCCCTCGGTTGAAACGTCAAAGGCCGAGAAGTCATCGTTAAAGGATCTTACAGACTCTGGGTCTATAGGAACGTACCTGTCTAGGACCTCTTTAGAGAATACAGAGCTACCTGATTGCAGGAAAGACTCTTCAGCTGTGAAGGGGTATTCCTGCTTGAACATAGCAGTTGAAGTTTCAGCGATCTTAATTCTTCGCCAGAACACCTGCTCATCATCTAAGGCCCACCTTTCCTTGATCTTAGCCTCTTCAGGAGTTAATTCAAGATTATCGGGGCACTTCAGTCTGTATTCTTCTTGCATGTACCAAGGCACGAATAGAGGGGTGAAGTTTCCTTCTCCCTTTTCAGCCTTGTTCCATAGATCGTAATAAACACCTTGAGCACCATTAGAGGTGCTGTTGATGATAATAATACTACCTTTGGTTAATGCAACAGATTGAAACAGTCCTGCCATTACCTTATCGGCATTTTGGAAGAAAGCTGTTTCGTCACATAACAATGCAGTATTCGTTGTTCCACGTCCAGGGTTATCAGCACCTGCAGTAAACAAACGGAATTTAGAATCATTCTCTTTAAAGACCATTTCTCTCTTATTCGACACACCTAACTCTGGCTTGATATTGGCAGGTAAGTTTTCCCAGAATGTCTTTGACATGCTAAAGATACTTTCAGTTGTGGGTTTGTCTAATGAGATGATTACAGCTCTTGTATTCTTAAAGAATAAAGTTCTGTGGAAAATCAAAGCACTAGATATTGTTGAGAAGCCAGCCTGTCTGTACTTGGAGATAATCATTCTTACATAACCAATCTCTTTCATTTGACGCTTGTATTCTTCTACAACTAATATCTGTGCACTATTGACCTTTAAGGAGATCAATCCTTTGTCAGCATCTTTTGGATAAATCATCAATGCTTCTTCTATGAAAGCTAATGGGTCGTTCTTCCATCTCTTCCATATCTCTCGTCTTTCGAGTTCAACTATCAGCTCAGCAGCTTCTTTATTCTCTGTCATCTTTTATTACCTAATCGCTTACAGACATATCATCACTAAACGAATTAGATTCTCCACCTAAACCTCCAGCAGTTCCGAATCCACCTGTACTAGAGCTTCCGCCATAACTACTTCCGCCATAACTACTTCCGCCTGTATTAGAACCACCAGCACTGCTGCCAGTTCCAGATATACCAATGTTATCACCGTATTTACCCATGTTATAAGTAGAATTCCCAGTACCTACAGTTCCTGTGTTGAAACTGCTAGATGGGCTACCACCAGTATTAGAGCCAGGGCCCCATACAGAATTATTTGAACCAGGTACAAGCGCCATGAAAGGACTAAGGAAATTTGGTATAAAGTTAGGACCAAGTACACCACCAGGTTTGCCACTTAAAAGGGAACTAAGAAGGTCTGTTTGTGGTGCTCTAGCTGTTGGAGCAACTTGTGGTCCATTCCAATTGTAATTTGCCCCACGCATTTGAGGAGCATTTGGATCAGCCAAAGGAGCAACATTTTGAGCTGCTCTTTCTTCTGCTGTTTTTATAAAATACGGATCA